ATGTCGGTGGGCGACAAACCATACTTACCCATTGCTTCACGAGCGCTAAGAAGCATCGCTGAAGTCAGGCGAGTGCCTGCTGATACGGAGAACGTACCGGGGTCATATGCAGCTGCGTAGTTGTCCAAGCCAGAGATAGTACCGTTACCATTGATGATAACATCTTCTACTGCACGGCCGTGAGCACGAGCAACTGATTCAACTAGCATAGGCATCAAGTTAATGAGTACCTGCTCGTCTACGTCGTTGTTCATGAACGTGGATGATACCAGACGATAAGCGTTGAGAACAACTTGCTTAGCGTTATACTGGTTAGCAGTTACTTGAGGACGGTTTTCCAAGTTACCTGAAGTAGCGTCAGCAGCCCAAGCAGCTTTACCAGCATCAGTCTGGATTGGCAGTACAGTTGCTCCGCCGTTAACAGGAATCTCACGGAATAGTCGAGCTACTTTCAGCTCATTCATGATTTCCTTTTCGATCAGTGAAGAAACTTCCTGGTCGATGTCAGCAGCGTTAGCAGCGTAGTTTACGCCAGCCTTCTCTTGCAAGTCACGTGCAAAATCAGTGTCCCAACCCTTACGAGTCATAACACCTAGCATGTGAGCAGTTACAAAGTCATTGCCCCACTTAGCAATATCAGACTTCTCAGCCCGATCACCAAATACACGCTTGGACTCACGCATTTTAGAGATTTCGTCAGATTTCTCTTCGAGGTCCTTCTTGTACTTGGCCAGAGTCTCTTCCATATCGCTATTACGCTTATTCAGATCCTCTTGTACGTCAGCCAGCAGTCGCTCAGTACCAGATTGGATACCAGTAGTGATTGCAGACTTAACTTCTTCTTCTTTAGCAGCTTTCTCAGCAGCTTGTTGAACTGCTTTCTCTTCTGCTTCTTGTGCTGCCTTTTCTTCAACAGCTTTCGCCTCGGCTTGCTTCATTGCGATCTTAGCAGCAGTCTCCTCTGCTACTTTCTTCGCAAAAGCTTCCAAGTCGATTTCGGGAGTTTTTACTTCTTCCGACATTTTGATCTCCTGTTTAGCGGATTTTTCCGCTTCGTCCGGTGTTTCACTAGCTATAAATGAATTTTCATCCTTAGCCAGAGACTGACCGGCTAGATCTACACGATTGGTGAAAGTTTTCTTGAATTCATTATACTCGTCCATAGAGTCAAATGACTTCGCCAGAGAAAAAGTTGCTGCTTGATTGCAAGGTACCGATACAACTGATACTTCAAACAACTCAGCATCCTTAATCTTTAATCCGTCAGTTTCCGATAAATAATCAGCATCCTTGACTCGGAAACCAACAGAAAATGCTCCAAGAATGCCTTCTTTTACTAATTGCGCCACATGATCAGGCGCAGATTTAGAAATTTTAGCCTTTAGCTCAAGACCGTTTTCAGTAACTTTAAGTCCTGTAGCTCGTCCAATAGGCTTGTTGTAGTCGTGGTTAAAAAGAATAATAGGGTTCTTTTCAAAGTTTCTAAGTCCACCTTTTGTCCATGCCTCTGCCATAATGACATCATTTGCACGATCCTCATCATGCGTACTTGCCATACCACAGATATGAACTCCTCCGTCGTCTTCGTCCAGAGCTTTAAAAGTAGATGTAAGATTAAAAATCTTTTCCATTAGTCTTCACTCTTTTCTTCTGCCGGGGCAGTCTTGCTCAAAGCTTCAAGAGGATTAACCTTAGCTTCCTCTTTAGGCTTGGGTGCAGATTTTGGCTCAGGAGGGGGTGCTTTAGGAGCATTAATTTGCTCCCAAGCCTCCGGCATCTCATTTTTAAGAATACCTATCATCCTTGGCCAATTACCGAAAAGATTAAAAATCATTCCGATTCGAATGGGAGAGTTTGAATCAGTTTCCCATTCTTTTCTGGTCATAACATGACCTACTTCCAGCATATGCATTGCAATATCTTGCAATACAGCCATTCTTGCGCGTGCTCTAGCCATTAGTTTCTCCTTCTTCTGGGCGCCCACCTTCATCGGGATTTACCGCGCTCCCTGCAATATTTGCAGGTACTCGCAGCTCGTCAAAACCTTCAATGGGGTCAAAATTAATTGCATCTCTTGCTTCATTTGGTGTAATAATACCAGTATTTACAAGTGCTGAAAAATACTGCGCTTGATCTCGTAACTCTGGTTGAAGTGCAGGAATATTAGTAGCATCTTCAATAATTTCAAATCCAAAGAATCTTTCTAGAGCAAAGTTAATCTTTCGTACAATTGGAAGAATAGTCTCCAAGTAGTACAATCTCATGTTGGGTCGAATATTTGCGTTATTTCCTGAGTCTAAAAGAATCGGAGGAATGCCAAGTGCCTTTAAAATAATTTTCTCATTTTCTGTAATTGCAGATTGAAAATCAAGTTCTTTAAAGTTTACATTTGAAATACTATCAACTTCGATTCCTCCATCAAGAATGAGAGGTCTGCGACCCCCTGCATCGGGGCGGTATCTAGCTGTCCAGGATTGAATCATACGCTCTTTAATTTTTTCAGACAAGGTATTAGGAGACTTTAGTACGAGACCTGGAACAGCTCCATTCCTAAAGAAATTGTCTTGAAACTCTCGCATATTCTTCATAAGAACCATAGTACGAAGAGCGGGTTTTAGTCGTGATACTCCTCTATAAATAGAGTAAAAAGAATTTTCTTTTACATGAATAATCTCGTTAGGAGAATAGTTAATTGTCTCATTATAAGTAAATTTTTCAATATAAGTAGACTCGCTAGAGTGAATATGCATTTTGCTAGCAGGCAGGTGATAGAGGTGCACTCCATCAAAATATATAAAAACATTGCCGTCTAGAAGATAGTCTGTAATTAAATTACGACGAAAAGTGCTAATATCTTGAAAAAGATTAGGCTCTTTATTTAGTAATAAATTTACCCTAGATCTTTTAATATTCTTTATAACACTTGTTGTATTAAGTTGTCCACCAACTTTTGTATTTATTTCCGCGCAGTCGTCTACAATCATGTTTACGCCGCGATTAACAATTTCTAAGTCTTCATAGGCTCTTTCATAGCTCCCGTGTTTTTCACGAGAAGACTCTATTTTATGGTCAAAATGCGGCTGCGCAGGATTTAACTTCTCCTCTGCCTCCTTTTGCCAAAAATTATACCAAGCCATGCTTTCCTCTTTGTATCTCTACCCAACGTTTTTGTTTAGGCGCTGAATGTAGTGTTGGGTTACGCCCGTATATTGAATGTAGTTTTAAGTGGTGCGCATGACATATTGTAACAGTTTCATCGTACAGCTCTTCAATATGTTCGTTAATAAACTCGTCCCGAAAGTTACGAATATCTTCAAAATGATATCCTTTTTCTTTGACCCAATTTTGAAGCAAGGGACTCAAGCTGTAATAGTGATGAAAATCAAGCTCAGTGTCTTTTCCACAAATATAACACTCCGTGGCTTTCTCATACCGGGCTTTTGCCTTGTCCCGTATATACTTTACGGGGTCTCGTTTTAGCTCTGTCATCTTTGAATCTATTACTTTTAATACCGAAATTATATCGTGGGGGAACTAAATTGTCAACTACTATTTTTCTGTGGTCCTTTCAGAACCCTGTAGAAGAAGTCTCAAATGAATATATTGCATACCGTAACGCATCCGCCATGTGTGAGGCCATATTATGTTTTGGTTTTTCCCTTGCTAGATTTGGATTTGGATCCCACTGGTACTGGTCTAATGCTGATAAACTTTCTTTACATGTTTGGTGTATTACTAAATTATCATTATCAACAATGGCAGCTACATGTGCAATTCCATCTAAAACTGACTTTTTGGCATTAATAGTAGATATATCATAATTTTGAGCAAAGTCAAAACGAGTTTGCTGAGCTGCTGAATCAATATAGATATAATCAATATTCCACTTTTCTACTAGTCTTCTGATTTGTGCAGCATGTTGTTCTGTAGTTTTTTCTGCGTCTAAATACTCGTCAAGTAAGTAATACTTTTCTGTGTCCCAGTCGTACGCCAGAACGCAAAAGGCAGTGGGATCTCTATACCCCACATCAAGCCCAGCGAATATGTCCATGCTTGAAACTTCGAGTTCTTCCAAGTTCTCAATACACTCTTCGTGGTTAAAGTTCCAAATCTGTCCTTCATAGGTATTAAAATCGGCTTCATACTCTTGTCGGAATTCGGCTTCGGACATGCTTTTTCTAGCTTCCGATATATCGCTCTCAGACATGCGCGGATTATCCTTATAAGTTGCTCGTATTGAGGCCCATTCGGGAAAGTCATCAGTAAATCCTCTATTAAAAAACTCTGCAAACCAGTTATTTTTTCCTCGTGGTGTAGAGATAAACAATGCTTTTGAGTTATCTTTGTCCAAGGTAGGACGCAGTGCAACGTTAAATGCTTCTTTTCCATCCGCCAAAGCTGCTTCGTCAAAAATAATTAGGTCGTAACTTCTGCCTACACAGGAATCGACCTGATTGATGGATCCCATTCGAATAGTTGACCCATTGGTTAACTCAATAACTTTATCTTTTGCATTATCTTTTGCAACTTCTAAATCAAAGTGTTTAATAAGTTGCCGTTGTAAGTCGAAAGAAATCTGAGACAAGGCGTAGTTCGGAGACATTATTAAAATGTGTGAACCCGGGACTAGAGATACTAGTTGCCCAATAATATTTGCGATATAAGTTTTGCCCTGT